GGGACATCACAGAGGGAATCAGTTGGTAATGTCTGCCCGATAATTCAGGCTGACAGGAACGGTGTAGGACACAGGTGTAGGGACGCCGCGGAATATGCCAGGCGCGCTGCTAATCCAGCAGGTAAAGTCTTTGCCTGCAATTTCCAGCCCCTCGGGGAACAATTCCGCTACTCTGCCCGCCAGGGCAACGACGGAGGTACGGCCGGAGCCGGCTGGCGCCACGACATTAATCTGGTACACGCCAGAATAAGTCAGGCAGCGCAAGCCGAGATCGATTGTTCGCGGCGTAACGGGCATATCGTGAACGGCCAGGTACATCTCGTTAGCTGGAGGTGTAAACGGCACGTTCTCCCATGCAACCGAAATGCCCTCAGCATCGGCCCAGGTACCCAGTCTGGCAGCCAGTGCAGATGCAATATCTGGAATCACTTAGTCACCTCCCTGACAGCTTCCTCAAAGAAGCGTTGAAACTCAGCTGCAGTTATGCGGACCATACCGCCCGGAGCCTGTGTGGAATGCCCCATTTCAAGCGGGTAGGCATAGGGCACGTTGTTGTAGAAATATATGGCCTTCATCCCGACTTTGAAGAGCGACAGCGTGTAGTTCCCGGCCGCTTTTGTCAGATCACCTGTCTTATCAACCCGGCCTGTCTCGTCAGTCGTTGGCGCATCAAAGGACACCTGCCAGTTACCGCGAAAGCGTCCGCCCGTATACCCCGGCGGTGCTTTGATGTCCATCCCATCCACCACCCGGGCTTTTTTCTTCAGTCGCCCGGTTTTGGTCAGGTTGTCGGGATTGGCGCGCTGCGCTTCGTTATGGTCGTAAACAGCGCGATTATAGGAAACGACTGTCTGGTTAACTTCCCACAACTCCGGGTTGCCCACTGGAGACATCACCACCAGCTGGTTAAGAATCTTGATTCCGACGGCGCGCACTACTGCTTCCTGATTCGTTTTCGCCTTGTTAACGAAAGCCGTGATTTCAGCCAGGAAAGCCACGTTCTCGCCCATGCTAAGCCCTCAGTTGCGCTTTGTAGCAGAGCACCAGCACGGCAGGTTTTGCCGGGTTCGGTTTGACAACACGGTAGGCTGTGCCGTCAATATCAACCACATCACCGATTTTAATTTCCTGCTCTGCCGTAAAAACGATCTGCACGTCGCCGTTAACGATGACCGTTCCATCTATTTCGCCTGGCGCGTATTCGGTCTTCACGCCCACAGCAGTAAAACGGACCTCTTCAGTTTTATGCTCAACGCCGCCGATAACCGTTACCGAGCCTTTACGGGTGACGTTGTACGTCGCGCCGTTCTGCCTGAGCATGCGGGTCGTTCTGGCCTGCATACGTTGGTAATCAATCGCCATATCAGGCCCTCTCTGCAAATGCATTAATGGCGTAACCACGACCACCAGCGAGGTCGCCCAGCAGCGCCATCACGGCAGGATAGGACGGTGTGAAGACTTCACCATCTGCGACCGCATAGGTCATGGTTACAGCACCTTCCACACGTTCAGTTTTCACAGCGGCTTCGCGCACGCTGGAGAGTAAATCGCCATCGATTGCCTCGACCGCCAGCATGCACTGCGCGGTTACAACCTGCCGTGGAACTTCATCCGGCGGGAAGTCATGTTCATCCAGAATGACATTCACGCGTGGCCAGGCCAGCGGCTGGCGTGGGTCTGTTTTTGAGCCAACCCAGTCCAGCCCCTCCAGGTAATCCATTGCCTTAATCAGCAAAGGTGTGAGCTTGTCAGGCAGTTCAATGCCGCGTATTTCCGCAAATGAGGCAAGATCCTCTTGACTGGCGTAGCTGTTGGCATCAGGAGAGGTGATATCGGTATTGATCATCGAATCATCCTGTTTATGGGGCTTTCGCCCCATTCGTTATTCTCCGGCAGGCGCAGTGAAGGTGATCTCATCAGTGGTTTTCGCCACTCCTTCAACCGTGCCGGTTACCGTGAAGGTGCCAGCAACGTCTGAAGTGAGTTTCACCGTTGCACCACCAGCAGAGCCGGTTTGAGAACTGGCCGTGCTGAGCGTGCCACCTGTGGACGTCCACGCGACGGTTTTACCGGATACACCGGAGCCATTCAGCGTGTACTTCAGAGAAACACTTACCGCGTCTGTGCTGTCAGCAGTTGCGGAGGTTTTATCCGCTGACAGCGTTACTCCCCCACTGCTGATTCCAGTTTAATCAGCACGCCTGCCGTAGATTTGTTGCTGGTGAAGTGTTTCTTCCAGTTCCCTGCGGTGCCAATTTTGGTCAGGTCCGGGTTGTCACCTTTCGAGGTGTCCCAGCTGTAACCCAGCAGGTCGACATTCACCACGCCTTCAGCACGGTAGCCGATCGCCAGGTTTTCCTGATCGTTGATGTCGTAGGAACGGAACCCCGGAGCCTGAGACTCAGTTACAGTCACGGCCCCGGTCACCAGCCCGAGAATCGCATCCGCGTCCATGGTGTCGGTAACCAGCACCGGTTTACCCAGGGTGCCTGGCTGGCCACCGTAGACCACCACGCCTGCTTCTTCGTAGATTTTGTTGGCGATCGCCTCATCCACGATGTCGAAGTAAGTGGCGGAGTGCATAACGAAGAGCACGACACGGTTGAACTTGTCGCCGTACTTACGCAGGCCGCGTGTCAGGGTCTTCTTGCCGTCTGTTTCGATATCGGCGGTGACCACCATATCCGCGTTGGCGCCAATTGCTGCCGTCAGGGCCTTCAAGCCGTATTTCACGTAGCCTTCCAGCGTAGCGTCAGCCACATCAGTGCCGATCACTTCGGAGAACTCGTCAACCGAGCGGCCGCGGCGTTTGAACGCTTCTTCGGTAGTTTCGTATGGACCGTATTTCCACGGAGCTTTGACGGATACGGCTTCACCGGCGCCAATCTTCTTACCCGTCACCTTTTCGGTGGAGTTAACGTCACGCGATTCGATTGAGCCGCCCACTTTGTAGAAGGCTCGCTTGCGGAAATCGCCTTCAATCAGCTCGTTATCCAGCAGGATCGCACCGTTGGAGGACGCGTTGAAAATTGCCAGGTTGTCCTGGCGGCGCTCGAGGAAAGCGGTCTGCGCCAAGTCGTCATAAATGATCAGGTCACTATTAACAGTGGTAGACATGGGTTAATCCCTTATTTCGGAAGTTTGAGGAAGGCCTGCTGGCCATGCTTGCGGAGGTAGTCCGCTTTGTCGCTGGCGCTCATTTCGGAACGTTTCAGGCTGCCACCGCCGTTTGGTTTGTGTCCGCCCGCGCCGGTGCCTTCTGCGCGTGGGAACAGATGCGGAGCCGTCTCCTTAAGAGACTCCGCCCACTCAAGCGGGCTTAGTGGGGTTTTGCCGTCTTTACCGAACAGAACATCGCCATTTGCATCAACTGCTACGGCCTCGCCTTCGTCGTTGAGCTGGAATGTGCCTTTGGCACGCAGAATCAGATCGTCGGATGCTTCCGGCAGCGCGCCAGCTTTTGAGGCTGCTGCGCGGATTGCATCGCCCAGAACTCGATCCCGGAATTTGTTGGAGAACGCTTCGGCTTTGTCGGCGCGTTCATTAGCGGCTTTGATTTGCTTATCGACGTCAGCACGCAGACGCTCGGTGCGCTTATCGAGCACCTCATCGATTTTCCCGGCGGCAATCAGCTTTGCCTCTTCGTCGTCGGAAAAACGCTGGAGAATGCCGCGTACAGCGTCTGGATCGATACCTTCAAAGCGGGACAGGTTTTCTTTCTGCTGCTTTATGGTGCCCAGCAGCTCAGAGTTTTTCGATTTCAGGCCAGTGACTTCGCTGGTCACACGCTCATCAATCAGCTTCTGGATTTCTGGGGTGATTTCGATACCACCGCCACCACTGCCCTCGCCGCCGCTTTCTGGTGCATAGAATGTCAGAAGCATGTTTCGTATTAACATAATTTCCCCTCGGGATTTGCCGGGCCTCGCCCATAAAAAAGCCCCGGCAGATGCCAGGGCGTGAAGTAAGAAGTGGTTGTTAGTTGTCAGTGCCTGAGAGCTGCTTCAGACGTTCCAGGCTGATCCATTCGCCTTTGTCAGTGAACATATGAGCCAGGTTGATTTCACCGGCTCGGAACAGACGGCCACGCTCGGCACCCAAAACCTGATCCTGCCGTTGAGCTGGCTGACGCTCGAGCCATTCCAGATACGTGGTTTTAGCTGGCACCTGGCCATCCATACTGGCACGAGTGCCCTCGTCCATCTCATCAATATCAATGCCGAGTTCGCGCCAAGACTTGAGAATCAGAGTTTCAGTAGAACGGCAGCAGAAATGAATCTTCCCGGGTCCCTGCAGGTAAGGCACCTTATGCCCGACCGGTTTGTTATCCAGGGTGTAACGCAGCAGGTCACGAATAATGCAGTCGTGGCTGGTTTTATTGTCCAGTGTAGACAGCCACTGTTTGCCTTTCACGATATCGCTGTTGGCACTGGTGAAGCTGTTGCGCGCTGTGGCAGCCAGATGATTTACAGCTGTTTTAGCGATGCTGGCGGCGTTTGCCCTGCTCATCTGCAGCGCGCCGTCGCGATAATCTTTATTGGCGTGGCCGCGAACATTGCGCGCGATAGTCTCTACAGTGTCGCCGGCAAGATACCCCCTGCGGACGGCGCTCACGATCCGCGCCAGCCTGTCCGATTCCAGATTATCCGCCCACTCACTCAGTAGCCTCCCCTGAAAGGGCTGCGCCATCGCCGCGGCATACACCATATCGGCGGTGATGCCCTGCAGCGGGTAGTGAGTCAGGACCTGTGATGGCAGAAGGGAATCGTACAGGCTCAGCTGATAACTGGCTTCGTTCTTTGCCAGCGCCACCAGCTCACCCTCGAGCCCTGCTTGCATGGTCGCTATGGCTTGGTGGTTAAGCTCGCGCACGCTGCCCAGTAAACTCTGCAGACGGCTAACGGTGAAGCTCTCAAGAGGCAATCTGTCGAGGGCATCGAGCAGGCGTGCCGACAGGTCTGCGTCCGTCTCGTTGAGCAACTTCACCATCCGGTTTGCCACACCTGTTGCATAGCGGCTTAACCAGACGGAATGTGCGATCGACTCATCGCGCAGGCTTTCGTTTACGGTTGCCATATCAGCCCCCGGTCAACGTTGGTGCCTGATTGCGAAGCACATCAATAACCTCGTCCGGACTGTCGGCCGGGTCAATGAGGTCAAGCTTCTGCAATGCGCGAATCATATCGCTATCGCGCAGCGCACCCGACTGCCAGGCATTGACGATCGCCGTCACCATGCCAGACTCCGCAACCTTCGCTATGAATTCCTGATTGATGGTGTAACTCGTTGTCTCGCCCTTGATGCCGAGGTATTTCGCACACCAGCCAAGCGCCAGCGTATAAGCCTCAGAAACGTTTGATACGCAGATACCGAGCACCGACGTTGAGGATGTTTGCTCCCCGCTCGCCTGGGTTGCCGTCTTCGCCGTGGCGTTCTGCTCAATCAATCGGGCGCCCAGCTGCACCATGTAATCGCGTTTGCTGTCCATGGCCTCTTTAGCCAGCATGTTCGGCTGCGCCTGGGCATAACCAAACGAGCCTTCTTTGGGAAGCAAAAGCGGTGATCGGGAACCAATTTTCACGCCCTTCTTCTCGAGGTGATCGCGCCAGCCGGTATCAAGTCCAGTCATATACGGCTGCACCTGGCCACAGAACCACACGCTGTCTTCATAGTCAGCACTGTTACGGTAATGCCCGTGGTTTATCTCCACCAGCGCGGCCAGCGGTGAATCATCGATAGTGGGATCGTTGTTCTGAGCGCCGACAAAGGTGAACGGGATTTCGTCCCAGTAGTCCTTTCCTTTCGGCTTAGGGTGGTACTCACTGTCAACGGTGTAGGTTCCGCTTGCTGTGCCACCAGTCCGGCGCCATACCCGGCAGATAAACTTCCCTTCCTGCAGCGCCAGCTCGCGGTACTGGATTTCATCCTTGTAAGCGTAACCATCCGGCTCTTCTACGCATTCGCGCAGGACCACAAGCACCAGCTGATCGCGTCCGTTAATTCGCTTTGTTCGCCAGTTGATAATGTTCTCTGCCGGATAGCGGAGGATGATTGCTTCGTCGGACTCTTCAGCGTAATCAACGTAAATGCCCTCTCGCGCAACCTCGAGCACGTTCTCAGCCACCAGTTGCGACTGCTGATAAATACTGGTGCCGGCACCGTCAGCATTGTCCAACAGGTAATTGAGCTTTTCAGGGCCGTTAAACGTGGGGTCCTTGCGATACGCCATTCCAAGCATGCCGATCTTCGTATTACCGGCAATCGCATAGAACACCGCGCGGCTTAGATAGTCCTCATTACGCTTACGGTTGCGCGTGGATTTATCGGTTGGGTCGAGATAAGGCAGATACTTATTACCCGCCGCTTTTACGGCCTCAGCCCCTTTGCAAAAGTCCCTGTATTTCCGCCAGGCAGCAGAAGCCGCCCGGTGTTCTGGTCGAACCCAGGTGATATCGTCGTTTGCCATATCAGAAAGTGGTGTCCATGGTGATTGAGTATGCCGGTTTTACGATCGGGTAATCCTTCACGATGAAGTACCCACCAGCATCATTGGGGTGATCGTTATCTGCTGATTTGTCCGGTTCGCCATTTGCCGCCCAGATTTGCTGCTCGAGACTTTCGGTGTAAACCGGGCAATTCTGCACATTCACCAGGTAGCGGCGCTCGCCGTTGGCGTTACAGAACATGGCATTCATCGAGTTGATGCGGTCTTTAACCGGCGGGTTGGCATCATCAACAATAACGCTGAATCCGGCATCGTTGAGCTGGGCAATATCGGTCTTGCTGGCGTTCTGGGATTTTCGAGAGTCGCCAGAGGCATCCGGATAGATGTAAATCTCCCGGTTCTTCACATAACGGCCATCTTCATATCGCCAGAACTCTTCCTGGATACGCTTAATCATCGCCGGTGTGTCGTAGACCTTCACCAGCTCACGAACCGCGCGCGGTAGGCCGTTACGCTTTACGTGAACAATCGCAGCCATTTTTCCCACGTTGAAGTCCATACCGATAAACAGCGGATCCCCGTCCTGAATCTCGTCAGAACAGTTATTCAGCTTGCGGTTAAAGGTGTGGTAAATGGTCCCGCTGTTAAGGTTGGTGAACTTCCCGCGCAGATACGCCTGAATCAGTTCGTCAGGGTAAGAACTCAGCAGCGATGGGATATAGTCAGGCGGTAGATTCTTCGCATTGTCGAACGTGCTGGCCTGAATCAGCCCGTACAGGGCCGCCAGTTGGGGCTTTTCACGCACAGCCTTCACGAACTGCTGATAGACGAACTTGAAACCTTCCGGCGTTGTCGTAACGTCAATTCCATTCCTCAGGCCCGGGATGTTATAGCGCATTCGAGCGATGATTTTTCGCCAGGCCTGCTGCGCTTTAGCAGCCGACATGACGTCCAGCTCATCCACCATCGCATTACCGATTTTGAAACCTACTATCGAGCCGGGTTTCTCCATCGAACGGCAGATGGTTGTCCCGCGGTAGCGCCGTCCCTCGTAGAAGTGAACCTCTTTGTTCCCCTCGTTGATTTTGACGCTCAGCCCCCAGTCAAAGGCCACCTCTTCAATCGTCGGGTAGAAGATGTCACGAATCTGCGGGTACGTCGGCGCGAAATAACCCTGGTTGATTTTAGGGTGCTCCCACATCCCCTTACAGATGCCGCCACAACCCACCCACGTCTTACCGGAACCGAACCCGGCAACATAGGCTTTGAATTTGTGCTGCATCGCGAGGAAGCGCGCCTGAGGAATGTTAAGTGTCGGGCTGATCCCCATCGTCTGCCCTCGCATCCACTACGTTGATATTGATTGCAACTGGCGTTGGTTCATCGTCCTCGCCATCACCGGCCAGCTCTTTGCGGAGTTTCTCAACCTCCAGTTGCCGGCGTTCGATTTCAATCTGCTGCAGGCGCTGCGTGAATTCGCTATCGGCCAGGCCCAGGCGCTTCATGACCGCTTCGTACATGCGCTCGCGACTTATGGCCGTAATCTCTACGCCACTCTTCCCCAGCTTGACGCCGGAGTAAGCCAGCGCAGCATCAGGTGAAAGTTTCCTTGTGTCAGCGAAGTAAGGCTGGCCAATGCCATCGCCGTTGCAGCGTGGGCATTCTGGGTTTGGTTCTCGGTTGTGGTCATAACCATAGCCGCCAGTATCCTGCGGCAGCTTGGCACCTTCCCGCCCCTCGACTTTTGCCGTTTCCTCATCAAACTCAACTGCATCGCGCCACTGGTAGTGGTGACCGAAGCCCCAGCAGTAACGACACGCGCCGCGGCGATACTGCGAAAGCTGGTTTGCATCGAAGGTGGCGAGCTGCCACATCTGGGCCAAGACCTCATCGGCACTGCCAAGCGTACGCGCAATGGACGCTTTTTGCTGCTGGGCAATAGCCTGCGCAACGTTAGGATTCGTTATGAGCTGACGACCGTAGTTTGGGTCACTATAGCCAGCACGTGCAGCGGCAGCGGTGGCGTTGTTGTCCTTCAGGTACTCAGCGACAAATAAGCGCTGCTGAGCGGTAAGTCCATCATCATCCACCAGCTCATTTGCGCTTTTCTCTTTCTGCGCAGTGCGCATTTTTTTCTGCGTAGGCTTTTGCGCAGTTTGCGCAGAAGGTTTTTTGATATATCGACGGGCGGTAGCGTAGTTCAGTCCCTGCGCTTCACACCATTCCTTTGGTGATACGCCGGTTGCGGCATGATCGGACAGGAACCGTTGCTGAAGCACGCCCCAGTCCGGTTTCGCCATAGATTATTCCTATTTAATGTGAGGAAGAAAAAGGAATTAATGATTCGCCATAAAATATTAACTTTTATGTTTTGGAATTAAGGCTCTTTAGTTCAGGAGTTATTATGAAAAGAATTCTGCTAGCTGTTTTTGTGATCTGTGGTGCGCTGTCTCTTTCAGGATGTATTTTGCCTCCGGGAGGCCCAGGCGGCGGACATGGCGACGGATTCTCACATGGCCCGGGTTCTCGTTAATAAAAGCAGGCCCTTTACAGGGCCTATTCATGTCAGGTGGAATCAGGCGACACCACTTTCCTGAAGGAGAAAAAACTATCACAGGCGCCTGCTGTAATGCCCGCTACATTGTCGCAGTGGCCACGCTCATGCCCTTAAGTTACTGTCGCTTCATCGCCGCTTATAACCGGTGCACGTTTGGCGTTGCGCTGCCTTACCGCAGTATGTCCCCTTATTTACCCTCATAACGGTCTGAAATACCTGCTCGCCATTACGCGACTCGGGCAGCATCATTACTGCTGAATTGCCTTTCGGCTGCGGCCTGTCCGCTTCATTGATTCATTGGATTTCGCCCAGCAATAAAGAACCGCCTCTAGGCGGTTTATGCTTCATGAAAACATTTCATGTTGAATTAGGAATTTTCGCACAAATATCAGATTTGCCCAATCCGGGATAACCTCTGGAAAATCCTATGATTCATACTGTTCATTTTTTATGCCCAGTCAATCCAAGCACGGTAAGCTTGCTTCAAAACAACATTTTGTCAGCAATAGCTCAAGGGGCAACCCGAGTCAACCTACACATTTCGAGCTCTGGCGGCGATGTGACATCCGGATTTACCGCTTACAATTTCATCAAAACCCTTCCAATTCCAGTTTATTGCTTCAACATTAGCAATATAGATTCAATTGCTAATGCGATTTTCCTCGCTGGTACAAAGCGCTTTGCTAATCATGGAGCAAGATTTTTGTTGCATCCCTTTCAGTGGAACTTCGGCGGAATGCAAAATGTCGATCATGAACGAATGCGCGAATGGGTATCTAGTTTAGACCACGACCTTGACCGCCTCATTTCTATTTTTAACGAGGAAACTGTTTCCGCTGGGCAATTCACTGACTGGCGTGAGCTGATCAGAACTTCTTCCATTCTTAATCCTGAGAGAGCTGCAACTCTCGGCCTTATTGAAGGTATTCAGGAGGCTAGCATCGTTGAACCCAACGCTACCTGGTGGATTAATTGTTGACATGAAGTAACCTTTCAGAGCCCGACTATTTTTAAGATTATAGTAGGGCTTAATCATTGCCATTGTCGAAAAATGTTCTAATAAAAATCTTTTTTGGCAATTGACATGCCAAGATCTGTTATGCGCAAGGATATCTTTCTTCGTCTGGCGATCCATAACGTCTATGTCGTAATCAGTCGGGTAAATTAGCTTCAATAGGTCAAAATTCCTTCTATAGAGGCTGAAACCAGTGATACAAAATGCCTAACTAGCTCAGGCTGACGTCGTGACATCTTGCCCGTGTACTCGCCGCCGTCGTTCGTCGTCAGTTTGATGATGAAGATGTCGGACATTGAGAGCCTCTTTTTTCTGTAGCCGGCAACTAAAATTTCCACCACTTTAGAGTTCTTTAGTATCGTTTTTCCGACTCGTTTGGAGGTAAATTAAAGTTTTATTCTGGATTGCCGATCTATATATCTTTCGTTTAAAGTGGAATTAACAATGGCTTTTGAATCTATTGGTGCTGCCCAAGATTGTCGTCAGCATCTCGGCATAAAAGGTAATACCTACGCAACCGTAGGTGGGTACGTGGATGGTAATTATTACGCTGTGACTATTTCCTCAGACTACGATAAGGTTGTATTTAGTTTTGAGTCCTCAATCTGTGGTTATCAATATTTTGATTCGCGCTTTCAAAAAATGGAGTGGGACGAAGAAAACTGCACTCTAACCATAAGCAGTGATAAGCAAAACTACTCTTTCGAAGTGCATTTCCCAGAGCAGTAATTATCCACATAACCCATCAACTGCTAACTAAAATCACTGGCTGCACTGCTCAGTTATGAACTGTTGAAGTGCGGCTATTTTTGCTTGGTCTTGCTTGATTCTGTCTCGGATACCGAGAACGTTTCGTCCAGCAACTGAAGAGAGTTCGACGGTGGCATCATCGCCCATGCTGGCGGCGCTGGCGGTTTCGGTTGAGGCTGGCACTGGGCAGCGTCCTTTGACGCGCACCCGACCACCATTATCAAGCTTGCGCTGCAGAGCATCATTTTCAGCT